CTGTGCGGCCTGCGCCGAGTAGTCGAAATTCCCCAACGCGGGCGGCAGGAACTGCGCCGGCCGGCTCATGTCCGTGGCCAGAGAAAACGGGTTCGCCCGGTAGGCTTGCAGCATCGAGAGCGAGTCCAGCCCGCCCGACATGGGCTGCGCTTGCTGCGGCTGCGCCATGCCGTTGATTGCTCCGCCGCTCATTACTTGCCCCCCCCGGTCTGCGTCGTGGTGCTGGTGCTACCCAGGCCGGAGCCAAAGACCCCGCTCATGGCCGCAAGGTTCTTGTAGGGCAGATTCGTCGCGTCCTGGAATTGCGAAAAATTGAAGTCCAGGTTCTGCTGCTTCTGGTCCTGCATGATCTGCCCGGCGTTCATCAGTTGCTGCGCGTCGGCGTAGGCGGCATTGCCAAAGGTCGGCGCCATGCCGATGGCCGACAGCCGCCGCCCTGCGTCCGCGTCATAGGCTTGCCCGTACATCTGCGTAGCCACGTCGCCCATCTGCCGCGCTGCCTGCTCCGCGATGCCCGAATTGCCGAAGGAACCCGAGCGCGCCGCCGCCGCATTGGCGTTGCCCAGCACGCTCCCCTGCGCCTTGTTGACCATCGCGTCGAGGTAGGGGTTGGTCTGCCCCGAAATCGTCTGATTCAGCGCGCCCTCGGCGTTGCTCATCGTGGCCGAGCCGTTCAGCGCCCGGTCCTGCACCATCCCGATGCCAAGGTGCTGCGTCGGGTTCAGGTCCGCGAAGCGCTGCGCGCTGTACGGCGTAAAGCCCTGGTTACCCAGGTTGATCGCCTTGCTGGTGTAGGCCGAGGCAAGGGGCTTCAACTCGTCGGGGATGCTCTGGACGGTCTTGGACTCACCCCCACCACCGCCGCCCCCGCCCATGACGCGGCGCCCGCACTCTTGGCGCGTGACGCACTCGCCCAGCGGNCGCCCGCTGCGTACAGGTCGCGCCTGCTGTAACTTTTCATGCCTGCACCTCAAGAATGGTGTAAACGGGTTGGAACTTGCACTTCATGCGATAGAGCCGCTCTTGCGCCGGCTTGGCAGCGCATCGGATGCGAGAGCAGCCATGCGTAGCGGCCATGACCTTCAGCGCCTCAAAGAACCGCTCAAACTGCGCGTGCGGCGCAACCATGTCCGTAACGAACAAGACCCGCAGATTGGGCAATTGGTCGATCCGCACCACGCCCCAGCCCACCGTGCGACCCTCGTCGTCCATGCGGATCAGCGTCCGCTCGCCGCGCGCCAGGATCATCTTGAGTTGACTGCCCGTGATCTCGCCGCCCGAGGTGGCGCAGGCTTCAGCAAGCTCGCTGGCGCCAGCCGCCCACGCCGCGTCAACGTGGCTTGCAGGAACGGGAACCAACTGCATCAATTGCCCGTCAACGCTCGGCATTCGACAAACGTCCCAGGCGTGCCGCTGGCAGTGCAAAGCCAGCCCAGCACGACGAACATGCTGCCGGCCGTGCCCGCCTCGCTCGGCTCGCTGTTGCGGATGAAGTCCCCGCGTGCAT